GCATTCCTTCACCGTCGCCGAGACAAAGATCGCGCATAGTTTCGCCGGTGCCCTGATCCGGGACCGCACGCTCGACGAGATCACCTGGTCCATCGTCCTGCGCTATGCGCACCACCGGGCGCGGTGGGATGCCCTGCACGTCAGCGCGGCGGCGAGTCACAGCATCCCGAAGGACGATCATTTCCTCACCGGCACCGAACAGAGCATGGCCTACCACGCGAATGCCTGCACCCGGATCGAGGACGAACTCCTCGGCACGCCCAAGAGCCGCGCCAAGGCCAACGCCGCCCAGACCACGTTTCTCGACACGCTCACCATCCCGACCACCGCCACGGGCGGCGACAACGTCACCTCGCTCAACCCCTTCCAGCCCCTCAAAAAGCGCCAGTGACCCAAATCCCCCACACCGATTACGCCGCCCGCGCCGACGCCTACGCCGAGTCCATCGTGACCGGCGAGCGTCCGGCGTGCCGCCTGACCCGCCTCGCGGCGCAGCGTCACCTGAACGACCGCGCCCGCGAGGCCGCGGGCGATTTCGACTGGGTTTTCGATGCCGAGGCGGTCGCCCATATCTGCGGCTTCATCGAGTCGCTGCCCCATATCGAGGGCGCATTGGCCAGCGATGGCGCGCTGCTGGTGCTCGACGACTGGCAAGTCTTCGTCTGCGCGTCGATCAACGGCTGGCGCGACCCGCTGACGGGCCTGCGCCGCTTTCGCACGGCGTATATCGAGGTGCCGCGCAAGAACGGCAAATCCACCCTGCTGTCGGCCATCGGCCTCTATTTCCTGACGGTCGATGGCGAGGCGGGCGCAAAGGTCTATTCCGCCGCCGCCTCGACCCATCAGGCGCGCATCGTGTTCGACATCGCCAACGCCATGGCGCGGACAGCAGAGATCACGATCAACGGACAACGCCGCCCCATGACGGCGGCACTCGGCCTCAAGGTCGAGGAACATAAGATCAGGCTGACCCACGATCACGCGGGCGTCTTCCAGCCGATTGCCTCACAGACAAAATCCAAGGACGGCAAGAATCCGCATCTCGGCATCGTCGATGAGCTGCACGAACACGAAAAGCCGGATGTCTGGAACTCGATGGCCTCGGCCCTCGGCGCACGCGCGCACCCCCTGCTGATCGCGATCACGACTTCCGGGTGGAACGTCGCGGGCATCTGCTACGAACAGCACCGCTATCTCGTGTCCCTGCTGGACGGCACACGCACGAACGAGGCCTATTTCGGCATCATCTATGCGGCGGATGAGGGCGACGACCCCGCCGACCCGGCGGTCTGGGCCAAGGCAAACCCCGGCCTCGGCACCGCCAAATCCCTGCGCTACATGCAGGATCAGTGGAACATGGCCACCGCATCGGCCTACGCCATGGGCGAATTTCTGCGCAAGCACCTCGACCGCTGGACGAGTGTCGGGGCTTCGGCCTTCGACCTCGACGGCTGGACGGGTGGCCAGCGCCCCGGCATCACTATCGAGCATTACGCGGGCCGCGAGGCGTATATCGGCGTCGATCTCGGCCTGAAAGACGACCTGACGACCGTTGCCGTCACGATTCCCGACGACGAATACACCATCGTCTTCGCCACCCATTTCGCGACACAGGCGCAGATCGACACCCCCGAAAACGACCACCTCGCCGGATTCGCGCGCGAAGGGCGACTCACCATCTGCCCCGGATCGCGCATCGACGATGAAATGGTCGAAGCCGAAATCCTGCGCCTCGCCGCTATCGTCACGGCACTGGAAACGGTCTTCGACCCGTGGCGCGCGGCCTCTCTGATGGCGCGAGTGGCATCGCAGGGCCTCGACGTGACCGAATTTCGCCAGTCGCCCATGAACATGAGCGTCCCGGTCGAGACCCTGCAAGGCCTCGTCGAGGAACGCCGCCTGATAACCGATGGTGACCCGGTGCTGCACTGGATGGCCGCCAACGCGGTCGTGCGTAAAAACGGCGATTTCCTGCGCCTCGAAAAACTCGACCGCACGGCCAAGATCGACGGCATCGCCGCCATCGCCACCGCCCTGGGCCGCGTCCTCGCGGTCGAGGAGGCGACGCCAACCTCTCCCTGGGATGATCCCGAATACACGATGGCGGCAGAATGACTCTCCTCAAACGCCTCTTCCGGTCCCGCTCGCTCGAAAACCCCAGCGTCCCGCTCTCCGACCCGGCGGGCCTCGCGGCCCTGTTCGGCGACGATTACGGCAGCACGTCGAGCGCGGATGTGACGGTCACCATCGACGGCGCGCTCGGCGTCCCGGCGATCTGGGGGGCGGTCAACTTCCTGTCCAACACGCTGGCGACCCTGCCGCTGCACATCTTCACGACCGGCGACGACCCCGCCCGCGTTACGGGGCCGCTGGCCGATCTGCTGCGCGATTCCCCCTGCGAGGGCTGGGCGTCCTTCGCGTGGCGGCGCTACCTGTGGGATCAGGTGTTCACGGGCGGGCGCTTTGTCGGCTTCATCGAGCGCAACGGACGCGGCGAGGTGCTGAACATCTGGCCGCTGGAACCGGATCGCGTGACGGTCGAGCGGCGCGGCGGCATCGTCCGCTACCTGCATCGCGACGGTGCCCGCACGGTCGTCTATGGCCCGTCCGAAGTCATCGACATCAGTTTCGCGAGCAAGCCCGACCAGATCGGCCACCGCTCGCCCATCTTCACCAACCGCGACTCCATCGGCCAGATGATCGCCATCGAGCGATACGCGGCCCGGTTCTTCCGCGATGGCGGCGTGCCCCCGATGGTTCTACAGGGGCCGATGTCAACCCCCGCGAGCGTCAAGCACGCGGCGGATGATTTGTGGGCGGCATTCAAGCGCGGTTTCAAGGGCAACCGCAATGTCGTGACCATCCCTCTCGGCCACGAACTCAAGGCGCTCGGATTCGAGCCGTTGAAAGGCCAGATGATCGAGGCGCGAAAATTCGGCGTCGTACAGGCCGGGCGCATCTATTCCCTGCCGCCCGTCTTCATTCAGGATCTGGAACGCGCGACGTTCTCGAATACCGAGCAACAGGATTTGCACCTCGTCAAGCACACGATTGCCCATTGGGCGCGGCAATTCGAGGACGAACTCAACCTCAAACTGTTCGGGCGCACGGGCCGCAAAATGACCGTGCGCCTCAATCTCGACGGCCTGCTGCGCGGCGATTTCAAAACCCGGATGGACGGCCACGCGACGGCGATCCAGCACGGTATCAGCACCCCGAACGAGGCGCGCAAACTCGAAAACCGGGGCGACCTCGACGGCGGCAACGTCCTCTACATCCAAGGCGCGACCGTCCCGATGGCGGGCCAGACCGCCCCCGTCCCGCCGCCCCCGCCCGATTCCTCACAGGAGAGCGAAACCGATGACGACTGACAAACGCGAACGCCGCGCCCTCGCCGTGGGCGAATTGCGCGCCGATGAGCCAACGGGGGAGGGCGAGCCGGTCACGATCACCGGCTATGCCGCCGTCTTCAACGCCCCGACCGACATCGGTGACGCCTTCCGCGAAGTCATCGCCCCCGGCGCGTTCGCGGCCTCGATTGCCCGCGACGACATCCGCGCGCTGATCGACCACGACCCCAGCCGCGTGATCGGTCGCAATCGCGCGAGAACGCTCAAGCTGGAAGAGGACGCCAAGGGCCTGCGCGTCGAAATCTCCCTGCCGGACACACAGATCGCCCGCGATCTGGCCACATCGATGCGGCGCGGCGACATCGACGGCATGTCCTTCGGCTTTTACAGCAAGCACGACGAATGGGACGAAACGACCGAACCCCCGACCCGCACCCTGCATGAGCTGGAACTGTTCGACGTCAGCGTCGTGACGTTCCCGGCTTACCCGGAGGCGGGCGCGGCCCTGCGCTCGCTGACAGCCCTGCGCGATGCGGGCCTGACGGCCATCCGCCGCGCCGCCCGCATGCGCATGGGGCTGCGCCTGCGCGACCGCCCCGAATCCTGACCCCCGAAAACCCTTCCAGCAACGGAGACCACCGATGACCATCAAGGAAATGCGCGAGAAAATGCGCAAGAATGTCGAAGACGCCCGCGCCAAGCTGACCGAGATCGACGCCGCCAAGGATGAAACCCGCGCCGCCGAGATCGAGGCCGAATACGACGCCATCATGGCCGAGCATGACGACCTCGAAAAACAGGTCGCCAAGGCCGAGGCGTCGGAGGCCCGCGAGGCGCGCCAGACCGAGCTCGAACAGCGCCGCGATTCCCGCCGCCCCCAGGGCAGCGATGCGCGCAGCGACGATGCCCCCGGCGACGACCGGCCCGATCCCGAGGCGGCGTATCGCACGGCCTTTGGCGAATACCTCTCCCTCGGCCTGTCAGAACTTTCCAGCGAACAGCGATCGATGATCCGCGAACGCCGCGCGCAGGCCATCGGCACCGATGCCAAAGGCGGCTTTCTGGTGCCCGAGGGCTTTATCTCCGAACTCGTGACGACGATGCAG